TGCTTCTTTACCAGTTGAACGTAATATTGCTTTTTCTCTCTCAAATTGAGTTTCCGCTTCTTCTCTTTCAAACTCTCTTTGCCTTCTTCCTTCTCTTGATCTAGAACCCATAATTTAACTCCTTTTCATAAAATGTTTCGCTTTCTAAATACCCATGTTTATGAAGTATTTTGACACTTGGATTTTTAGAATGTGCTGAAATTATCAATCTATCTACTCTGTTTTTGATTGCCCATTCATTTGCTTTTTCTAATAGTCCAACCAACACTTTGTATTTAGTTTTAATTGGTAAATTTTTATTACAATGCCATACCTTTTCGTGCGCTATTTTTTCTAATGACATGAACATAGGTGTTATAGCAAAAGCAATAGAGCCTATAATATGATTCGCTTGTTCTGCTATATATACAATCCCATTTTTCAATGTGTAATCTAATTCATTTTTAGCTTCTGTAAGTGACCACACATAGTTTGGGTTTGTGTTTGTAGAAACCCATTCCAAATATTCTTTACACCTCTCTAAAAATTCTTTTTCTTGATCCATTTCAAGCTTTTTAATAATCATTCTTTATTTGTTAGTCCTTCAATTTCTATTTTGTAGCCACGAAAATTAAATTTTGAGGCACATTCAAACCTTAACCTCAACCAACGTGCATATTTATTCATATGAATTAAAATATAGTCATCTGTACCTGTAGAAGTTTCAAAATAAGTAGGGGAAAAATAATTTTCATCAAAGCCGTCTGCGCTATATCTGAAATTAACAGTATTACTTAAATTTGAGTTATTATCTGGAGTTATGATTACATTTTGGACTACATTACCTGTATTTGAATAATATACGTTCATATATTTCCAAAGTTTATAATTATCATCTACTAATAGCTCTCCAGTCTCAAAAAAAGAATTTACATTTTCTGAACGATACTGATTAGATCGATACATTTCTTCTACTATTCCAGTTCCTGATTGACCAATGTAAAAATTATCATTAAGAAGGCCAAATACACGCCAAACAGGGCTATAACTATTTGTCTTAATGAAATACCTTGACCAACCAAGTATTCGTATATCGTAAATATATATTTCATCATCTATTATCAGGTGATATTTATAATCATAAAAAAACCCTTCTAACTCTCTACCCTCCATTTTTAATCTCATTTCATTTGCATTTAATTGCGCAGAAAAGTTTTCAGTTGCTAAGTTATCAAATGAAGTAGCAAGATTTACTTTCAAATTGCCATTAAATATACGTATGTCATATTCAGTTGAAACAAACATCAAACCACCATCAAATTGTGCTTGTGGTGGTACTTTTGCAATTGAATGACCATCTAAACAGCCAATGTTTGAATTCGTTTGTCTTACTGACGCAGTCGTACCTGATACATCAACTATGTATATACGCTTTTCTGAAAAAACAACAATCTCATTGTAATCAATTGCCATTCCAGTTAAGCCTGTATTATCATTTCCTACCCCTGATACATCCGTTACCCCTATAGTTGCAAACAAACTTTCTATTTCAGTTTCTGAATAATATAAATAGTTTGGTCGTCTACTAACACCTACTCCTACTAACCGTTCATCTTTAACTGTAATAAATTTAGGTTTTGGAGCTTCACTATTAACAGAAGGAATACCTGAACCTAAATTACCATCACCTACATTATCAGTAAATGTAGTTGTCGTATTATCATTAATGTTATGACAATGATAAAGATCAGTTCCACCAGCCTCAGTTCTATATAAATCCCTTTGTGTTGTACCTGTAGGGCCAATGGGCAATGTTACATCAATACGTTCTGATGAAACTGTAACTGTATTTGAAACTGCACCTGTGACTAGTTCTACGCCATCAACTGTGTATGTGATTGCGTAAAAATAATCTCCTGTTAATGAGCCTGCTTCGTTTAAGTTTCGAGCTAAAGGTGCGCCCATTTCATAAACATAAGATCCATCATAAACCAGCACATTATCTACTCCATTGGAAATAAATAACTTGTCATTCAAGACCGCAAAAGTACATTTTTCGTTTGCTGTTAGTCCTGTATAGATTGTTACTGGAGTACTTAAAAAATCTTTAACAACATTACCGCCAACAACAACAATATATTCTTTTTGTAATGTTGAATTTACATCTATATAACGAAACTCAAACATGCCATCAATGCCATCAGTGCCACCAATGTTATATTCAATTTCAGGAAAATTGATTCTATTACACCCTATAATGTCATCAAAGTTATAATTGGCCATATCATAAAAATATTCAGGGCCTATAAACTTACGGCTTCTATCGTTTCTTAAACCTCTACTCTGTTGAAGTTCTAGTTCCATTTAGAAAGTAACTCCTGTGTTATTAACTTCAAAGTCTAAAGGCTGACTAATCATCAACCCTGAGGTTATGTTTGATCTGCCCCATTCCACATCTTCTTTAGCTAATCTTAAAAATTGAGCTGCATCTATTTTGTATGGTTCTGCTCTAACTGCATCTATTTTTTGTAATAGCATATAGGTTGTAAGATCAATTATGGATATCATATGCTCCTCTGGAATAGGTAGTTCTCTAGCCATATCCTCTGGAAAAATAACATCGTTATCATCTACACTAATTTTTTTAACTCTTTTATTATAAAAAATCATCAAGTTATTCTCATTAACAGTTGAACCAGCATCATGCAAAGCCGCAGTTGTATTTTCAATGCCTCTAGTACAATTTAAAAACTGCGTATCATTTTTAGACTGATATAATATTTTCTCTGTCCCTATGGTTAATCTGCCATTTTGTTCAGGAAAATTAGTTGTTGAATCAACTGTTATTGTTGTTTCCGTAATACTTAGCTCACTTGCTAATGTAGCAGTTAAATAATTAGTTGAAGAATCAGGATAGAAATATATTTCATCATTCCAAATACTGACGTACTGGGGAATTCCTGAATAAGTTTGGTATGGGAATCTTGTTTGTGTATAGTTTAATTCTTTTATGTTTAATGAATATCTACGCCCACCACGCCAAAGATATATAAATCTATAGCCTTCTGACCTAATTACATCTGATGGGCCATTAATTGACCTAACATTTAAACCTAAAGGATATGAAAATATTGCCTCTATACCTTTAGTAAATGCAGCATATTGATCTAAACATATTTGAAATTGCGCTACTAAATTTTTATTAGAAAATAAAGCATTAGCATTACGTCCTGTATTGTCATCGTTTGTGTTCGTTTGAAATCTTATTCTTGAAATCGCATCACTTACTAACATTTTCTACCTCCTAAAGTCCTTGCTGAAACCAAATATTGCTATAAAAAATAAACTCAACACTCTGATAGCCTGTTAAAGTTAAAGTTTTTGAGTCTGTGGTATAGATGGGTTGAGTTGCATAATATGAATTGTGATAAAACGTTAATGTCTTTGTTGTGCTGTTAGTTGAACGCATGAACCTTATTTTTTGTCCATCTGCATACCCATTAGAAAACCCATAAATAGACGCTGATGTACTTGATCCATCAAAAACATAAAGCGTTACATACTCAGTATCTGGATTGTTTCCAATGCTAGATGTCCATACAGTTGGAGCTAATACTTCCTTATATATCGGTGAACCTTGCAAACAGTACTCAAACCAATCGCCTTGTAATCCGCTTTGAATTGTTCTTTTAAATTCTCTAACATGTGTGGTCGCTGTATCATAATCTGCACAATATAACTTTTGATAACCACCTGCTCCTGAAGTATGTGTTCTAACCGTTTCCAGTACATTGTAATCAGATCCTGCTGGAAAGTTTTCAGGCCATCCTGAAAGTGGATAAGATGCAGCTAAACTCCACATTCCTGTAGTATCTGTGTAGGTAGATGAATTTAAATTAGCTGCAAAATATAAACTTTTTAAATCCCCTGGAATACCACCTTTTGTAACCAGTACCCAATCTGACCAAGTTCCACTACTATTCCATTCTCTTTCATAAGTCCTTCCTCTTTCAATTTTAGGGGAAGAAGTAGAAAAAGTATTTTCTCGACATATTTGTTTTATCCCAAAAGCTGCTGATGAAGATGATTGGAATATCTTAATTACTTCAACTGTTGACCCTTGAGATAGTAAAGGTGTTGGACGATTATTTGTGCTTGTTGGGTGTATGTAATATATACCTGAATCAGTTAAATCATTAAGATCACCTGTATAATAATTATGAGTTAGGTATAAAGGTTGATATTCATTTTCTACTGCTATTTTTCTCCAAGAACTAAATACAGTTGTACCTGAAACTGACCACATCCTCCAATAGATACGCCCTATCTGAACTGATGTTGTACCATTTGTAGTATAAAGTGTTTGTACACCATTATTCCCACCAGCTTCCCATACCTGCAAAGTTAATTCATCTGCCCAAGAAGGTAAATCAGAAGGTATATTTGTTGCTGTTGTATCAACTGAATATATACCAGTATTTACATAAGAATTAAGGTTATATGTACCAGTTGGAATTATTAAATTATATGGAACATAACGACCATCTAGGTTAGCAGTTATAGCTACTGA